GTTGAGTGGTATGCTTGCAAAGGCACTCATTGAGAACGTGTATTACTGCGGTCACGATGATGTTGTCCAACTTTCTTCTACTACAAAGTCTGCCTGCCCTCGTTGCAGCGACGCAATGGAAAACATCGGCTTTGTCGAATCTAACGACCCAGACAAGGCACAGATGGTTAAGGGCATTCTAGCCACAGTCAGGAAAAATAAGGAGGTAGAGAATATGTCCGAAAGTACAGAAGCCACTCCTGAGACCCCTGAGGCAGTCGAAGAAACCGTTGAAGAAGCGGTAGAGACTGTTGAGGAAGTGAAGGCAGAAGTTGAAGAGGCCGTAGAGGAAGCCAAGGAAGTTGTAGAGGAAGCAAAAGACGAGGCAACCGAAGAGCAGGCCGAAGAGATTGAGACAGTAGAGATGAAAATTGAGGCTTTGACTACAGCAGTAGCCGATATCTCAACACAGATTCTTGAAATCAAGTCTCTTGCAGATGCACTCACAAAGGTTTACAAGCAGGTAGGGGAGATCTCCAAGGCAGTCGCTACACTTAATAGCGAGTTTGTCTCCCTAAAGGCACAAGATAACGAGTTTGGAAAGCGTGTAGACGCAGTAGAGCGTGAAACCGCTTTCCGTAAGTCTGCTGATTTTGGAGAGATCATGCAGTCTCAGCCAGAGATGGTTGAGAAATCACTATGGGGTGGACGTTTCCTCAAGAAGTCCGACCTATTCTAATAACAAGGAAAAATTACGGAGGTGAAAAGAATTATGTCAGACGAAACAACTACAGAAGAGTTTGCAGACGTTAGTCTAGAGAAGGCTGCTGGCGACACCGTACAAGGTGCAGCAGATCGTCAGGGTACAACTAACACCCTCGTTGAGAACGCAACTGGTAACCCAGGCGTGGCTCCCAACAACCCAGGTGTTCCCGTTACCCATCACGCTTCTGGGTACATCGGTGTTGGTGGCGTTGGTCAGCAGAATGACGGCGAAGCACTCAACTACGGTAACATGGGACAGGCACTAAACCTCATGGAGGGCCAGGGCTCATCCCCTTTGGACATTAACCCATCAGGTCAAATTGGTGGAGGTGTCCTCAACCCAGAGCAGGCCAAGCAGTTCATTGATTATGTTTGGGATGCCACCGTCCTTGCTAAGGATGGTCGTCGCATTACCATGCGTGCAAACACAATGGAACTAGAGAAGGTAAACGTAGGACAGCGTGTACTCCGTGCAGCAGCACAGGCTGATGGCACATACGAGAACGCAGGAGCAACTTTCACCAAGGTAGATCTATCTACCAAGAAGTTGCGTCTAGACTGGGAGGTTTCAACTGAGGCACTTGAAGATAACATCGAAGGTGCAGCACTAGAAGACCACCTAGTTCGGCTAATGACAAGTGCATTTGCTAATGATATTGAGGATTTGGCTATCAATGGTGACCTATCACAGACCACCGATCCATTCCTAGGTATCATGGACGGTTTCCATGTCCAGGTACTCAACAAGGCACATGCCGCAGTACCACCAGTATTTGCAACCGCCGCAGCAGTAGCAGGTGGAGCAGACACTCTAGATCAGTACGCACAGCCAGTAGGTGACTGGGACCGCTTCATCAACGAAGGTGGAGCACAAGATCCAGTTTCCGTTTCTTCCGCAGAGACACCAATCTGGTCAACCGAGGTTATGCAGGAGATTATCCTAGCAATGCCACGGAAGTACCGTGCAATCAAGAATGGTCTACGTTTCTACGCAGGTAGCGATACCTTTGCTAAGATCGTAGCATCTAACGGAACAGGCACTCACACAGGTTGGGTTCCCTCTACCGAGCAGTATGCAAATGCATACCTTGGTGGTGCAGCACAGGAGTTCGGTGGGCCACAGGCTACCCGTGTCCTAGGCGTACCAGTCCTAGAGGTACCTTACTTCCCTGAGGATTACGTTGAACTAACATTCCCCGCTAACCGCATTTGGGGTATTCAGCGTGATATCACTGTAAACCGTGAATACCAGAACAAGAAGGACACAATTGAATACACAGTATTCATGCGGTTCGGTATTGCATGGGAAGAACTAGACGCTGTTGCATCGACTAACAATCAACTGCAGACGGGAGTTAGAGAGGTCAAGAAGGAAGAGCCCATAGGGTGAAAGCGTTACTAAGAGTCGACGATAAAAA